TTCCGCCCGTTCTAATCATGCCCACGCCCGCCGTACAGCACATCCCCATCGGCAGCATCAAGCCCAACCCGAGCAACCCGCGCACCATCCGGGACGAGCGGTTTCACAAGCTGGTGCAGTCGATCAAGGATTTTCCCGAGATGCTGGAGCTGCGCCCTATCGTCACCGACGCGGACCGCGTGGTGCTGGGCGGAAACATGCGGCTCAAGGCGTGCAAGGCCGCAGGGCTTAAGATCGTGCCGGTGGTGGTGGCCGATCACCTCACCGAGTCGCAGCGGCGGGAGTTCATCATCAAGGACAACGTGGGGTTCGGGGATTGGGATTGGGACGCCCTAGCAAACGAGTGGGACGCGGGCGAGCTGGCGGCGTGGGGGCTGGAGGTGCCTAATGGCGAGATCTTTAGTGAAAGCAATCAAGAAATAAATACGGAAGCGTTCGCCGACGAAAGCATTCTCAAGCTAACATATACGCTTGCGGATTATGAAAAAGTGCGCGCAGCGCTATCGCAGATAGCTGCAACGCCAGAGCAGGCTGTTTGGAAACTTCTCGCACTATAAAAATATGTTTTCGTATCGCTGGCGTCTTGCTGATAAATATCCAGCACATGGTATTTCAGTACATGGGCATACCGTGTTCGGCACTTTTGTGTGCGGTGGCGGCTCCACGATGGGCTACAAGCTAGCCGGGTTTCATCATTTGGGTGGTGTTGAAATCGACCCTGCAGTTGCAGCAATCTATCAGCGCAATCACAATCCGCACCACCTGTTTGTTGAAGATATTCGACGCTTTAACGAGCGAACGGATTTGCCAAATGAGTTGTATCAGCTCGACCTTTTAGACGGATCGCCTCCGTGCTCATCGTTTAGTATGGCCGGAAGCAGAGAAAAGGGATGGGGAAAAGAAAAAGTCTTTCGCGAAGGTCAGGCGCTGCAAAGACTTGACGATCTCGTATTTGCTTACGTCGATACAATCGCGAAACTGCAGCCGCGTGTTGCAGTTTTAGAAAACGTAAAAGGTTTGCTCGCTGGCAATGCAAAAGCTTATGTCAAAACTATTGTCACAAAACTGCAGCAAGCTGGATATGCGGTGCAAGTATTTTTGCTAAACGCAGCTAGCATGGGCGTTCCGCAAACACGAGAACGTTGCTTTTTTGTCGCACGAAAAGAAGCGGCGTGGCCATCGCTTGTGCTGCGATTTTCTGAACCACCTATTGTGTTTGGTCGAATTAAAACGACGGAGAACGGCAAACCATTAACCGGCAAAGTATTGCAGCTCTGGAGCGGACTGCAGGACGGGGATGCTGATCTCGGGCAAGTTTCATTGCGTCTAACAGGCAAAGCGAATCAATTCGGCGTTAAAGTGCAGTACGATAACAAGGTGTCTAAAACTCTTATAGCTGGATCGCCCACGGTCCATCGCTCTAAGCCATTCTATCTAAGTGCCGCAGAGGCATGCTCTATTGGATCTTTTCCGCAGGACTATGATTTTGGCACGATTGAACCGCAATATCTTATAGGTATGTCCGTTCCACCCGTCATGACGGCGCATATCGCTTATCAGATATACAAGCAATGGTTTGCAAAACAGCCACGGAGCAGCGATGCCTAGACCTGAGAACGTTGTGCCGCATCGATTCAAAAAGGGGCAGTCCGGTAACCCCAAGGGGCGCCCCAAGTTGCCCGACATCCGCGAAGCGCTTGCCAAGGTGCTGGCCGAGGAAAAAGACGGCGTGACCGCGCTGGAGGCCACGCTGCGCGCGCTCCGGGCCAAGGCCACCAAGGGGGACGTGCGGGCCGCCGAAGCCCTGCTGGACCGCGCCTACGGCAAGGCCGTGCAGCGCACCGACGTGACCAGCGGGGACAAGCCCATCGCCACCCCGCCTATTAGCTGGATCACCGTCCCGCATGTGGAGCCGCCCCGATGATCGAGACAACCGGCACCGCCCGCCAGCCCCACGAAATGTGGTGGTCGCACCACATCGCCGCGCGCGGCATCACCGGCTCAACCTTCGCGGGGTGGCTCTCGCAGTCGGACCCACACAGCCGCCGCGCCGTGTTCCAGCAGGTCGAGACGCTGGGGGCGCGGTCCGTGCTGGAGTTCGGCCCCGGCACGTTCCTTGACTTCCAGACCTACTGGCGCGCCCACCCGTGGATCGGCTACCGGGCCGTGGAGCTGACCCCCGAGCTGGTCGCCTACGGGCAAGGGCTGGGGGCGCAGGTCGCGCAAGGCAGCATCGCCAGCGTGGACCACTACGGGCAGGCCGACGTGGCGTATTGCCGGCACGTGCTGGAGCATCTGCCCGGTTATCACAACGCCTTGGAGGCGCTGCTGGCCCATGCCCGCCGCGCCGTGGTGGTCGTGTTCTTCCAGCTCGGAGAGGGCGACCAGGACAGCATCGTGGTAGACCAGACCCTCGCCCACGGCACCTACTGCAACGTCTACAGCCGCTCGCGCCTAGAGGCGTGGCTGACCGCGCGCGGCCTGCGCTATAGCTGGGCGCGACCGGCCACCGATCACATCCTCACCATCTATATGGATGAGCAGCGCGCCGGGTGAGCCCCGCCCGCTGGAGCTGCTGAGTGCCTACCAGCCGCTGTTCAACCCCGCCCCCGCGTGGCGCTATGCGTTCCTGACGGGCGGGCGCGGCGGGGGCAAATCGTTTCATATCGCGCTGTTCCTGCTGAACCTCACCTACGAGGCGGGGCACGTCATTCTGTTCACCCGGTGGACCATGGTCGCGGCGTCCATCTCGATCATCCCCGAGTTTGTGGACAAGATTGAGCTGCTCGGGCTGGCCGACGACTTCGACGTGACGCGCGACACGATTCGCAACCGGCGCACCGGCTCGGCCATCCTGTTCCGCGGCATCAAGACCAGCAGCGGCAACCAGTCGGCGCGGCTCAAGTCGATCCAAGGTGTGACCACCTGGGTGCTGGACGAGGCCGAGGAGCTGGTGGACGCCAAGAGTTTCGACACCATCGACTATAGCATCCGCCAGGTGGACCGCCCGAACCGCGTGGTGCTGGTGCTAAACCCGGCCGCGCGGACGCACTTCCTCTATGAACGGTTCGTGGCCGAGCGGCGTGACGACACGCTGTACATCCACACGACCTACCAGCAGAACGCCCACAACCTGAGCCCCTCGTTCATCGAGCAAGCCGAGCGGCTGCTGCACACCAACCCCCAGCGATACCGGCACGTTTTTCTCGGCGAGTGGACGCACGCCACCGAGGGGCTGCTGTGGACGGGGGCGGACATTGTGCGGGCGCGCGTTGAGCAAGCCCCCGACACCTTCGCCCGCGTGCTGGTGGGCGTCGACCCCGCGGTGACGGCCAACACGGCCAGCAACGAGACGGGCATCGTGGTCGTGGGGTTGGGGCGCGACAAGCGGGGGTACGTCCTAGAGGACTTGAGCGGGCGCTATAGCCCCGCGCAATGGGGCGCGGTCGCCATCGACGCCGCGCGGCGGTGGGGCGGGAGCATCGTGGCCGAGGTCAACCAGGGCGGGGACATGGTGCGGTCGGTGCTGGCCGCGCAAGGCGACAAGGCGCACGGCGTGCGCATCGTGGACGTTCGGGCCACCAAGGGAAAGCTCGCCCGCGCCGAGCCGGTATACGCGCTGTACCAAGAGGGGCGGGTGTTCCACGTCGGGCAGCTGCCGATCCTTGAACAGCAGATGAGCAGCTTCCGCCCGGACGCCATGGACGGCAGCCCCGACCGCGTGGACGCGCTGGTGTGGGCGCTGTCGTCGCTGATGCTCAAGCAGGTGGAGGCATTCGTGGTTTAGGCGCTGGTCTAGTCAACCGGCCAACTTGCGTGTAGGTCCATGCCACGCCTAGCGTTCGGACCATGGCTGACGCCCCGGCCCCTGTGGCCGTCCCGACCCTGCGCGAGCGCGTAGGGCTCGCCTTGAAGGCGCTGCGCGGGGACATCACCGCGCCCGACGCATCCCGCGCCGTGATCCCGCTGACGTATCCCAACTTTCCCGGCCTAACCGGCACGACCGGCCAGCCGCAGAACGGGCTCGCGAGCGGCACCCCGCAGATGTCGCTGGTCCGCACGGCCAACCCGCAGGAGTACAAGCCCGAGGGCGCGTCGATCCGCGTCGAGGGATTCAGCAAGCACCCGGTGGTCCACGCCTGTATGCGCGTGATCGCCGACACGGTGGCGTCGGTGCCGCTTATCGTGCTGCGCGCGCGGGGAGACTACGAATCGCGCGTGCCCGAGGCGCACCCGCTCCAGCGCCTGCTCGACTACCCGGGCCCCCGGTTCACGGCCCGCACTATGCGCGCGCGACTGGCGATTGATTTTCTGGGCTACGGCAACGCCATGCTGGAGATGGACCGCGGCCCGTCCGGCGTCGGCCTGCCGCGGCGGCTCGGGGCGATCAACCCGGAGTCGCTCCAGTCGGTGTGGGTGGACACGGACGGCGACCCGCGGCGGTACGACTACGCCAACTGGAGCGGCATCATCGTGCAGCGGGACGTGGCCGACATCATCCACGTCCGCGACCTAGAGATGCCGCGTCCGTTTACGCCCGATGCGTTCGGCTTCCCCCGCGGGGCCACGGCGCTGGCGTCCATCGCAGCCGACAACGAGGCCACGAAGTACGTCAGGCAGGTCGTGACCAACGACGGCACCCCCACCTTCGCCGTGCTGCTGGCTGACGAGGCTACGCAGGATGACGCCACGGCCATGCAAGACCGCTACCGGGCCCGCGTGGTGGACCGCGGCAAGCGTGGCACCCCCGCCTTCTTCGGAGCCGTAAAGGACATCAAGCCCCTTGGCTTTACGCTGTCGGACCTAGAGTTCCCCGACCTGCGCCGGGTGTCCCGCGAGGACATCTGCGCGGCGTTCGGCGTGGACCCGCGGATGATCGGGATCGCGAGCGCGACCAGCGATGCGGGGCTGTCTGGCGCGCAGTACGTCGAGGCGCGCGCGCGGCTGGTGCAGCACACCATTGAGCCCATGCTGGCGGCCATCGAGGACGAGCTGAACCATTGGTTGGCCCCCGAGTTCGGGGACGTGTGGATCAGCTACGACCACGACATGCTGCGCGAGCTGGTCGAGGACGACAGCGCCACCAGCACCCGCGTGCGGGCCGAGTTCCGCGACGGGCTGCGGACGTGGGAGGAGTCGCGCCGTGCGCTGCGGCTGTCCCCCATCCCTGAGCCCACCGACACCATCCTCATCAGCGCCGGTGGCACGCTCACGCCCGCCGCGGTGGCCGTCATCGACCCGCGCATGGTGGCCGATCAGGCGCCCGCGCAGGACGACGAGGTTCCGGCCGGTGCGCCCACGGGTGCGCCCACGGGTGCGCCTGCCGACGCCGCCTCAACCCTTGAGGCGCCCACGAACGGCGGCGGGCTGGCGATCA